GAAAGGAACCCTGCATCTTCTTTCATGGCTTTTTCTTGGTTTTCTAGGATAACGGTTGTGACCGCACGTTTATAAGCATCCTCAATCTTAGGAAGATCGGGGTGTTCTAGGACGGGCGCCCACTTTTCTTGTAGATGTTCTGTCTGAAACATTGAGTTTCTCCTTATTATTTTCTACAGTTATTTATAAAAATCATGCACTCTTTGTACGACTGATTGCCGACATGTAAGCACGAATGCTTTCAGTCGTATCAATGTCCTGTGCAGTCTCACTATTCTCATCATCAATTAAGAAAGATTGTGCTTCCCCAAGACTTTTTGGGAAATAGCTTTCTTTCAAGGTGTCTAGTTTGGCCCGGAAGGAATCTTCAGAAACAAAATCAACATCTTCTGTAAGCGACTTGAATTTCTCTACTTCAGTACTAGCCAGATCATGTGAAATTTCACTGGTAATCTGTTCTCTTGTTAGAGATTCAACCACTTTTCTTTTCTCAACGTTTTCTTCAATCTTTTCGTTGAGTTTTTCTTCTAACTCAGCAATCTTTTCTGCTTGAGCTTCCAGAACGTCATACTTTTCGTCGGGAACATCAATGTAATGATCTTCAAACAATTGTTTTAGACCAACAATAAAGTCCTCGGCGATTTCACCTTTTAGACCACGTTCAACAGCAAGTTCATTCTCCTTCATCCACTCTTCAACAACGTAACCAAGATAGTTATCAACTTTAGTTGACAATTCTTCTTTTATTGTATCAGTAGCTTCATCAAGAGCAACACTGTAGCCTTCTTCCATTCGCACAACTTCACTACGTATCTTAGATTTAACAGCTGCCTCAAAAATTGTTGCAGCCTTTTCTTTAAATTCTTCGGAGAGGTCTTCACCAGCCATTAGAGCATCAACATCTTCTGCAACGTTAATTGACTTAATTTTCTCTTCGATAGCATCTTTCTCAGCTTGAAGTTTTTCAAGTTCTTCTTCAGTCTGAGCTTTACCAGCTTCAGCAAGTTTAGAAGCATGAGAAGCAAGCATCTCTTCGATTTCAGACTTCTTCATCTTACCAATCTGTTCGATTGCCTGTGCTTTAGTAAGTTTTGCTTCTGAAACAACTTCACCTTCTTCTGGTTCGTGAGATGCAGCAAGCTTCTGAGGACCATCAGATTTACCAGCACTTTTCTGTTGTGCATCACCAGAAACAGCTTTAGCAGAAGCAGATGCTTTCTTACCAAGTTCTTTTTCTTTACGATCTTCGTCAGCACCCTTCTCTACTTTTGCTTCGGGTTCTGCACCGCCGAGGTCTTCTTCGTCGTTGACCTCATCTTTTACTTTTTGGGGAGCATCTGCTTTTCCACCCGAATCGGATGGTTGACTGGCTTCTTCTAGTTCCGCCAATACCTCAGCTTCAAGCTCCTCAATTGTTTTATCTAATTCGGACATGGAATTGTCTCCTTTTTGCATTTATATTATTTATAAGTTATAACATTTTGAGGAATTTGGCGAACTCTAACGCTTCAACATTCGCCTTTCTATGACGTTTTTCAACGTCAAATTTCGTTTTCAATTCAGCAACGTGGGCTTCCACCAACGCACCGTGATTCCAAACCCACTCTTTACCCTCCATAATGCCCTCAACAAAAGCGTTGGGTGCAGAAGGGTCTGCAACAATATCGGCCGCAGTAGCAAGGTAAAAATCATCTCTCACATAGTTAGCACCATTCTTTTGATCCAAACTTCCCATGCCCCTAGATGAAACGCCTAACTTGGCACCTTCATCCATAAGGTTTTTAACAATTTCTCCCATTGGTGTGGCCATAATTTTTGCCTCCCCAATGAAATTTTTACCATCTGGTGTCAGAGAAGTAATCATGTGTGACACTCTTTCCAAATTGACGGTTGGACCGTCTGGATGTCCCAGTTCACCAAATGCACGATTCTCTCTGATAAAGTTTTTATTATACTTTGAAACTTCTTTCTGTAACACTTCCATAGGGTAGACCCGGCCGTTACGGTTTTTCACATCCGCTTGCATAAATATGCCTTTGATCTTGTAGGTCTTACCACCATCTTCTTTTGCTTCGGTGATATACTCTACTTCTTCTACGGCTTCTGAAAATAATTTTACAGTTTGCATCTCATATCCCCTATGACGTATAGTTTTCGTCTTTCTTAAATTCGATGATAACAAAACCAGATGTACCAAAAGTAGTTATTTCATGGTCACCAGAAGTTGCTGTTGTATTTGCCGCAGTGCCAGGAATAACGCCAGCAGAACCATCATAGTGTCCAGTTCCGGCAAGTCTAATCTGAACAATATCTGTTCCAGAAGATACTTCTTGAATTTCAACATGACCAGTATCATCATCAGCACTACCTTGAGTCAATGCCCACCAAAGTCTGGCGATGTGTAGTTTTGCACCGTTCGCATGACCATCTAATCCACTTGCATCTAAAATAGCGCCATTTGCAGCTGCATCATCTTCGATATCAACTTTAATTGTAACTGTTCCACCAGCGCCGGGTGCATTAACGGCAGTATCTCTGAGTGTTCTTGTAACAATGGCCATCCTCTAACTCCTTAAATCGACAACATTTCTTTTTCAAAATACGACAACAATTCGTTTTCTTTTACTTTAAACTCTCTTGACGCATCTTTTATTGTTTTTTCAAAACTATTTAGGAAATCTGAAGGTTTAGCATCCATTGCAGTAAAAATAGAATCAACAGCATCCTTCATCCTTGGAGATAGTTTTTTATATTCCTTAGATTTACGATGTTCGTCTTTCTCTACAACTGTAGACTCATAGATTTTTTCAATCTTCCTCATTTTCCCCACCCGGCGTATTCACAAATACACTGGCCAATTCTTTTCTTTTTGTTTCAAGTGCGCTTCCGACCTTTGCCGAAAGTGCATCATTAAATTCTGATTCTGCAGCAAGATTATCTCCATTTGATAATGCGTTAATTATCTCTTTACTCATTTCTTTCTACCTTTCACAGTTATACTTTTATCAAAGTTATCTTCGACAGGTTCTTCTTTATCTCCACCTTCTTCTGGTGGAGCTTCTCCATCATACTTGGCCATATCATCAGCAGGAATAGCACCACCGCCACCATCTTGTGGATAACGTGTGATACCATCGCCAACATCTGGCATATCAATACCACCATCAAGAGGATCAGTATCGAGCTCTCTTTTAATCTGGTCTTGCATATCTTGAATTTCACTATCGTTCATACGCAATACAGTTTTAAGAACATACTGTTTACTGAAAAACGTACCGATATAAGATTGAATACTATCCAAAGTTTGAATACGATCATTCAACAATTCAGCTTCTTTCAACTCAGAGAAGTGACCATCTTTCATAAAGTCGTATTGAATATGTTCCTTCATATTATCCCAATCATTTAATGAGATAATACCTTTTAACAACAATTGTGTTTTCAATATGTCAGTAAATAGTGCAGTATATTTTTTTCTTAATTTCTGAATAAATTTTGTAAATTTCAGTTCATCTCTTGTAATCTCTGTAGTTCTACCAAGACTAAAACTATTTTCTGCTTCCAAACGAGAAATAGGCACGTTCAGTGAACGATACAGTTTTCTTTGAAAATATTCTATATCATCAATTTCACCAAGATTAGAACCACCCGGCAAAGTTGTAATTTCTGTACCTCGGCCACCTTCACGGCGTGGGAGCCAGAAATCTTCCAGCATACTCATTTGATTTCTATCATCACGAATCTCGCCAGTCGATGCATCATATACCAACTTGTTACGATAACGATTCATAACATCTTTGAGATACTGTTCTGCTTTTACCTTTGGTAGATTACCAACATCAATATAAAATATTCTTCTTTCTGGTGCCCGTGAGATACGATAGATAACCAACGCATCTTCAATCATCCTTAATTGATTAACAGGTTTAATTGCCTTATGTAAATAAGACAGAACCTTTCCACCATTCTGATCAATTACACCAGACGGAACATATGTGATTGCATCTGCTGCAATTTTAATTCCTTGATTTGAACCACCGTATCCAGCTGAGAAAAGGCCTTTTTCGTTATAAATATAATATTCGACAATACGCTTTACTATGTCTATTCCGGTTTTGGGGTCTTTCTCTTTTTCAATCTCTCTAACTTTTTTAATTTTTATAGGATCAATATATCTTAATGAAGTAATACCCTGTTCTGGTCTTTTAGGATCAATTTCCTTATGATAATAAAGTCGGCCGTCAACATACCAACGTCTAAAAATATCATGTCCTTTGTCATCAAAGTCCAAAAGGCGAAGAACAGAGTCAAACTCTTTTCTTATCATTCTTTTAATTTTTTCTGGATATGGTAATCTTGTAAGTTCTATTCCAACAGATTGAGAAAATTCATCATATGCAATAGCTTCATTTACAATATCTTCTAATGCGCTATCACATTCTGGTTGTTGGGAGATATCACGATATCGACGGATAAGGTCGAGTTCTGTTCTTTCTCTACCGTCAGTATCAAGAATAGAGCCAAAAAAACCACCACCAGCAATATCTTGTGTGCCGTCATCAGGAGTGGGGGTAGTGAAGGCTTCTCCACTACCCTTTTCCTTTTTACGATTAATTGTATATCCGAATAATTCAGCCATAATATCTCCCTACTCTTTTATTTAGTAGGTATATTAAACCAACTATCCAGCAACTGCT